ATCCAAATATTCACTCCATCATCTGGATTGCTCCACACTCCTGACAGTGTAACCGTTCCTAGTTGTGTTGTCCCCTGTAGACCAGAAACATTCAGAAAGTTGTTGCTCTGGAGCGTAATAGTTCCAAGAACAGATGTGCCTTGTACGCCCGTAACAGGGACAACGACAAGGATCGTAACAGTTCCAGTTTGCCCTGTGGCAAATACGCCAGTTGGCAATACCACCGCACTAGCTGTAACAGAAACTTGTCCGATCTGTCCAGTTGCTTGTAGTCCAGAAACAATTGCCGTTTGGTTAACGGCGATTGATACAGATCCAACGTCCGTACTTGCAGATACTCCAGTAACAGGAACAATTATTGCAATTACAACATTGCCAGTTTGGCCTGTTGCTGAAACGCCAGTTGTCAAAACGGTTGCATCAGCAGCAACCGTTACATCACCAATAAATGTATTTGCTGAAACGCCAGTTGTTAAAACGGTTGCGCTAGCAGCAACTACAACACTACCAACTGATGCGGTAGCTGTAACTCCTGTAACCAGTACATATATGTCTCCACCAAGCGCAGAGAATGGAGACTCCGAAAATGACTGGAAACCGTACATTCGACTGTCTTCTATCCAGCCGTGTCAGGCTGTGCGTTAAGTAGCGCAACCAGTGCCTGCTTTTGCTCAAGCGTCAGAGCGGCAAGCGGATCTGCCACAGGCTCCGGTTGTTCTGGAGCTGGCTCAAGCGTCCATACTTGCCTCCAGACTCCATGCTCGTCCTGTTGCGGATCTTGCTCGACCGCAATCATTCCAGACACCTTTGGGACTTCTGTGGGCATGACCAACGGAATGCCAGCCTCTTGCAGCGCAGCAAGATTGACATCTCCGGGGATCGACCCATCAGGACGCAGCAAGAATTGTTTTGGCATGATCTTTTTCAGAAGAATGTGATGACGATGACATAACCGTCAGCGCCAGCTCCACCGGCTCCGCTGTTCGTGCTGCTGCCACCACCACCGCCGCCGCCCCCGCCACCACCAGGGAAGCCACCAGCACCACCAGCACCAGCAGCACCGGCTGAATTCGATGATCCTCCACCACCACCGGAACCACCAAAAAAATATGTGGTTGTAGCGCCACCAGCACCACCAGCGCCACCAGCAGATCCAGCAGTCCCGCCGCCGCCAGTCGTCCCTGTTGCCGTGGCATTGATTGCCCCACCCAACCCACCAGCGCTGCCACTATTTTGCGCGGTGTTCCCGGCTCCGTTCCCAGCCCCTCCACCACCACCACCGGGGCCATAGCCTCCTCTGCTTCCCTCGTTCCCTGTTGTTATCGTGCCGCCGCCGCCGGTGTTGGTGTAATTCGTGTCTCCGTTTGATCGGATTACGAAGTTGCCGCCGCCATTGCCACCAGTGCCGGATGTCTGTGTCCCCCCCGCTCCGTTCCCGCCACCCCTCGCCAAAGCCCACCCACCAAAACTTGAATTGCCACCAGACACCCCGCCAGCACCATTTGTGTCGTCAGTGGTTCTGGCTGCGCCACCTGTCCCGCCTCCACCAACCGTCACAGTCTCTGTTGATCCAAGCAGTGATGCAGCAATAAACAGATCGGTGCGACCTCCGGGGCCGCCAGCACCACCACCCGAATTGTTGGTCGTTGCAACGTTTGCAGTGCCTCGCCTCCTGCCACTGCCACCACCTCCGCCACCACCAAACACCAACACATAGACCATTTTGGCCCCGGCTGGCTTTGTCCATGTTGATGAACCAACGCTCGTAAACTCTTGAATGTCAGCACTAGCAATACCACCAGCAGCAGCCCACTTTAAGCCTTCTGTTGCCGTTGAATCAGCGGTCAGGACATGACCATTTGTTCCAACAGGCAGACGGACATTGTTTGTCCCGTTGTCAACAATCAGATCGCCTTTGGTGGTCGCCGGGGATAGCGCATCAAAAGCAGCGGTCTGAGTGGTTTGCCCTGTGCCGCCGTAAGCAATCCCAATCGCTGACCCGTTCCATGTCCCAGATGTGATTGCTCCGCTGAAAGAATGAGAGTTTGCGGTGTAAGTCAGGTTGACACTAACCAGATCGCTGGCAGTTGTCCCTGCAATAGTTGCTGAAAAAAGATTCCCAGCACCATTCTGTGTGTACCATCTGATTCTGCCAAGCGCATCGCCGGAAGCATTTGCAGTAGTTGTTGTACCGACAACTCCTGACGGGTAATGGAAAAACGACAAATGGGATGAATGTGAAGCGGTGGCGCTCCAGTTGTAAAACCCGGCAGATGGCGCGATCCCATTTAATTCCGAGACTATGCTATGTATTTCAATCTTGCTGTCGATAATTGACTGACGACCAGTCGCCCCAAGGATTAAATTCCCTCGCGCATCAATCACAAAAGGAGATGAGTCAGGGTTTGTAAAGTCTTCTACCAGCAACGCATTGCCTGCGCCGATCTGCCTGATTTCCAGCGCGGTTGATGCGCTGTTGACATTGATCAAGACAGGACTGGTAAACGGATTCACACCATCAGCAGTAACAGCCTTTTCTGCGGGATAGGTTAAGAACACATCCTTACTGCCTGACCCCCAGTTAACCGCAGCACCAGCGTTGCTAGACTCAAGAATTGTATCTCGGCTAAGAGTCGTGCCAGACGCTGTATATGTCCCGATACCAACTTCCCAGTCAGTACCGTTTGTGACCGTGTAATAGGTCGTGTTGCCATTGCCAACAACGGAAAACGACTGGTAGCCGGTAACAGCACCAGCGAGCGTATAAGTGCCAGTGCTGGTTGTGGTCGTAGTTTCCTTTACGCGATCTTTTAGGACAAGTGCCATGACTTACCCTTAAGCAATCCTGATGATCGCGTTAGACGCATCAGCAACCGGGAACTGAATAACAAAGTTGCCGTTTGTACTAGTTTTGTCAGCACCAAAATCCAGCACAGCAATCGCTCGATTGGACTTGCTGCTGTTGTAGATCAATGCACCTCTTGCCGTGAATGATGCACTCGCCCAAGTGCTGTCTGAGAAATCTACAAACGCAGTTGTGCCGCTAGAAGAGATTGCAGCCCCTGTGAGCGTGTTTCCTCCGGTAGTGTACCCGTTACCATTAGCAACCTCATTCGTGCTGCTGTAGGTCGTTGTAGCGGCATCCAGAGACGCTGAAGAGGTGTACAGCGCGATCTTGATCGTATCAGTGTCTAGATCGTGCGTACCACCAAGAAGCTCCGTCTTAAAGCTGGTACACATTGCCTGGGTGATAGCCATGATTTACCTCTTTTGAACTGTCATAACCATCGGATTGCCGCTGTACTCTGCTTGCTCATCCGACACCGTTAGATCCTGCATCGACCTCTGGAACATTGCCGCCCAGGTCTGCAATCGAGCATCATTCATGAGATACGGTTCTGCCTCTGTTAGCGCCCCGTAGAGCAGCAAGTCCGGGCAAACATCCGTAAACACATTCGTTGACACAGAATCGCTCAGGAAGGCCGGAGCAGCGTAATACAGCATCCAGAGTGTGTAGTTGCTATCCGCCACAGGAGCGAACTGCATTTCGTTCGACAGGATGGTGTAGGCAACAGGCTTGCCACTCTCAGTCACCCGCGCATTCCTGGTGAATGAAGCAGGAGACAGGTATCCGATGGGGATCTCAGGATTGCCATCCAGATACAGGTTCCGCATCTGGAGGAAGTCGCTTGGCAGACCGACAGTGCTATCACCACCGGTCATCGTCGTGCTAGACAGCTTCAGCATCTCTCGGATACGAAGCTGCCTCCGCAGACGGATCTCAGCCAGACGGATGAAGTCAGGGATCTGGCTAGTGAGATCGCTTCTTGCGAGATAGTTTGCGACCGTTGTTTTGAGGTCGCTGTAGGTTGCTAGGGCCATGCTTTACGTCATCCCATCCAAAGGTCTTGACGCCAATATGTCCGATGTGCATTGACAGTTCATGGTCAACATACACCGGAATGTCATTCTCCATGCACCGGACGCAGAATGTCACATCCTCACCGATGACATTGCCGTGATCAGTCCAAATGACATCAAACCACGGTCTAGGGATCTTCTCAAACACTTCCCTGTTGACAAGTGTAACCGCAAAACCCACTGCGGTCACCTGTTCTACACCCTTCTTCCCCCTGCTTTCAACCTTGTGCCAGACCTGTTTCGGCTCTCCTGGCTTACCGTTGAGCATCTCCCGCTCAATCTTAAGGTTCAACGCAGTCGGCAGAATCGGCTCTCTGCGCGTTGTAGCGTTCACACCGCAGATCGGTACTTGCCTAGCTTGCAGGATCTCCAGCGTATCAGCAGGGAACCGCTGATCAGAGTCAATCCACAGAACTTGGTCTGCACCCCATTCCAGAGCTTCCTGCGCCAGTTTCTCACGCTGAGTGAAGATCAGCGTTCCTGGCATCTGCAATAGTTGTATTTCGTTCTGACCCCGTTTTGCCTCGTATCCGACCAGTCTTGCTAGGTCAAAACAGAATCCGCTCATCACCTCGTCCCGACATGGGACACAGATTGCAACCTTCATGCTCCTCCTTAAACACTACCTGGGTAAGTCCTCCAGACTCGGTTGTCAGGGTCGTTCAACCAAGCCTTAAATCGTTTTTCGTCTGTCACCATGAATCCACGCATGATGCCCATCTTGTTGAGGACATCAATCACCGTGTTTGGAATCCTGGCAACATGGGTCAACACATCGTCAACCTTCTTGGTTGCAGCGTTGACCTGTTGTTTGTTTGCTTCCACGATCTCAGACACATCCTGCTTTGTGGTCAGGATAATCTGATCGTCTTGCAACGTCGCTACCGTGTAGCGTGTATCGCTAATGCTGAATAAGTCTTTCATGCAAAAAGAGGGAGCAGGTTTCCCCACTCCCTCCCATCAGTCATAACTGATTACAGAGCCGGATTCAGGTCAGCCACGATGCCATGCGCTGCCTCGTTCCGCATCTCCAGCGTGAACTCAGCGAGAAGCTGGGTCTTCTCAGCATCGCCGGTCTTCGCCAAATCGTTCGTCGCAAACGGACGCAGATACGCAATCGCAGCGTATTCCGGATCAAGCAGCAGTGCATCCCGAGTACGCATGAAGCGATCCGGGGTGACCGACAGCGTACCAAAGTCGCTCATGTAGACATCAGCAGCACCGATGATGGTCGTCGGCTGGTCGCCTGGGGCCATGTAACGCTGTGCAGCGATACCAGCGAAACTCGACACCTTCTGCTTCAGACCACTGTTGACCACCAGCAGTTTCGGATTGCCACCCGAAACAAACACCTCGGCAACAACATCCTTCAGCAGCGTCTCGGTGAAGGTACGGGTAGCACCATCCGAGCGAGTCGAAACACCAATCGTCGTGGGATCAGTGCCAGACGTACCAGCGGAAGTGTTGGTCTTCAGCCAGGACAGAATCGCACCGAGTTTCCTCGCGGTGGTGGACGAACCAGCAGTCTGCCCTTGGTTGGCAGTGATGATGGTTTCCATGTCGCGCTTCAGTTCCGACGCAGCCTTGGAAAGCTGATACGCCTTCTCCGACTTCCGGCCAGCCTTGTTCACGGCCTCGAGGGTGTTCGAGATGGAAATTGTCTTCTGTACAATTTGCGTATAATTTCCAAGACGAACAGTCGGGCTGATCGTGGTAGCAACAGCATCAGCGCCCTCAACCGCAGCGTTTGCAGTCGTAGCAGCAGCCAGCGAATCA